TTCATTCATCATTCTCTATATCATCCAGTTCTATTGGTAAATTACCACGTTTTATTTGATCCTTTGTCCACAACCACGCTGACGCATTCCACAAGATTGCACCCGCATGATCCTCCGATGTGTCCCCATCAGCCAACGCTAACAGATGCCTGAACATACTGTCGTACAGTCTTGTTAACGGGAATCCTTTTCGCCAGTTGTTGTCTCCGTAAAGTTTACCGCCATCTTCAAATCTTTTGGCGAGCGAGCGTAAGGCGATTGGAGGAATAAGCGAGGGTCGTCCCCGTCCAATGTCCCCGTCACGTTTAGCGCCTGTGGTGAAATCTCTAGTATATCCTTGGTTTGGTAGTTTCTCGGTGTCCATAGTTTTTTTATTGTGTTTGTTCTGAATGAATAGTTCTCAGCTCGTAACAGTCGTGCCATCCATGCGTTCATTAATGCGTCTTGTTCAGTGAGTCCAGCTTTCTCGTAACAAGCAGTAACTGTTTCCCACGTGTATCCATCTTTCTCTAGAAGACGTTCAGCACGAGTGACACCTATACCGGGTACTCCGCTGTATCCATCTGTGTGGTCTCCTGCTATTGCTTGTACCAGATGGTAGTTGTCTGCTTCTTCTTCTGTTGGATGATGATACTCACCACGGTTGTAGTCGTAGAAGATACCCGGTACAGTCTTGAAGTCTTTATCAATACTAACGATGATTGTTTCTTCATCCATCTCTTTGTCAGTAGCTAGTATAGATATAACATCATCTGCTTCTAGGTTAGCCCACATCTGTCCGTCGTACTCGTCAATGATCCACTGCTTAACTTGTCGTAAGATAATAGGTAGACGTGACTTCGATCTGTTTGCTTTGTAGTCAGGGTTAAGAATACGACGGAAGTTAGCACGATCAGTCAAGCACATCGTTACGCTGTCCGTCTTCATCATGTCCTTGAACTCTTCGACACGATTAACAACACGAGCTTTAGCTAGTGCCATGTCTGCGTGTACTGTCCACATCTCATCCTTCCACTCAATTGATTCCTCGGCTACCACTGCTGCTTCAAACGCCAACACGTCAGCGTCTATCAGTAGGGTTGTTTTCTTTTTACTCATAGAATATACTCCAGTTCTCTTGGTATTTTTTGTATCTGCTTTTACTTGTTGGTTCAGGGTTCAGCTTGATTGTCTTACCTGTTAACTCACTACGTGGTATCATCCACCACATCTTCTCAGGTGCTATATAACAAGCTATCACATCTACATCGTGTGACATCTTTGATTTACCAGTGCATCCACTTGATGTCATAACGTTATAACTCTGTCCGTTCTTAACACTAGACGACTTGACTTGCACCTTTAACATACCTGCTGGACACGTGACGATAAAGTCCCACGGCATAGGTGTTGCTGGCATATGTGGTTCAAAGTCTCTCTCTAAACATTCCGTTTGAAACTTTGTCTCGGCTATTGCTCCGATACGTTGAGCGTTGGATGATGGCATATAGTTTTGTACGTGTTGTTTTCTCCAGTCCCAAGGAACTTCTAGGTCGATGGTATCGTACAACTTTGCAAGACTCAAGTGCCAATCGTATTCAATCTCTAATGTGTCTGTGCCCATGTCTCACCTACCTTTGCTTCACCGTCTAACATGACGTTTAGTTTTAACTCTCTTCCTGCCATGCGTATTGATTCAACTGCCAGATCACTGAACGCTCCTACTTTATCGGGCTGTACCTCTGCTTGGAACTCGTCGTGTACGTTAGCAACAAAGCTGTACTCTCTACCGTGTTGCCACTTCAGTTTATTCATGCGATGGAACAGTTGGATCAACGCTACCTTCATACACACAGCACCTGCACTCTGTAATAACATATTCAATGCAGCGTGTGGTGAACGAACAGGAAGTATACGACCGTCTAGTCCAGTCAGCTTGTTACTACGTTGTACCTTTTGTTGTACATCTGCCTGTAATCTTTTCAGTGCTGGCAGGTTACTCAGGAACTTACGCTTTAACATCTGTCCTTCTTTAGCACTACCACCCACGATCTCTCCAATCTTAGCGTCACCTGCTCCGTAAAGGAATGCATAGATAAACGTCTTGGCTTGGTCTCGTGTCTCCAGTCCTGCTGCTTTCTGATTCAGTGTGTGGATGTCTCCTTCAATAACAGTCTTAGCGTACGCACCTCCATCATAGAAAGCTAGATAATGTGCAAGCATTCGTAGTTCTAGTCCTGCTGCATCACACCCCACTAACTTGTATCCATCTCCTGCTTTAAACAGATCACGACATTCCTCACCGTATTCAGCACGACACGCAGGTACTTGTGCTACATTAGGATTCTGATGAGTACAACGACCAGTGACTGCACCGTTTGTGTTGACTCGTCCGTGTATCCGTCCGTTCTTTTGTAGCTTTAACCACGCCTGATTACCCTCTGCTAATTGTCCTAACCTCTTGGTAACCAACAAGTAATCACACAACACCTCAGCAAACGGGTGGTCAATACTACGCAGCACTCCTTCGTCTACCTTGGGTGTGGTTGCATCTGATTCTTTCGGTAGGTCAAACCCTAAGTCAAGGAATCGTTCTGCTATCTGCTTACGACTACCGGGATTAAACATTATCGTCTTAGTCTTTGGTGCTAACTGGACTGCATCCTTGACCAACGTCTGTTTCAATCCGGCATCTTTAAGTATCAACTTTAACTTTGCCTTTGTGGGTGCTGTGTATCCTTCGACTTCCCAACCACTCGGTGTCTTCATCTCTTCCGTTTTAGATGGGAACTCTTTCTGTAGTCTGTCTAATAACTCAGCACGTTTACTGGCAAGCTTCAGCTCTAACTTCTCTGCTTTCTCTATATCAAACGCAAAGCCTTTCTTCTCTTGCAGTCTCATCAGGAACGCAAACCAATGTTCAATCGCTAACATCTCACCGCTTGGATTACCCATCATCAGATAGTCAAACAGGATTTGTGTTACGATTGTATCACGTTCACAGTACTTCCTCATCTCCTCGTTGTAACTATCGAACGCTCCGTCTTCCTCACCGTACGTCAGCTTGGTTAGTTTGTTCAGCCTCAGTCCCCATGCTTTCAACGAGTGACTACCCACTAAACTTTTATCGAAGTTATTTCGTAAGAAGTCGTCGTTGCGGACATCAGGATGTATGCATCTAGCCATGACCATCGTGTCCAATACTTTAACAAGCGGTGGATGGAAGCTGTACATCTTAGAGAGAGCAGGTAGATCAAAGCCGATGACGTTGTGTCCGACTATCCGTTCTGCTTTAGCTAACTCCATTAGTCCGTTCTTAATACCAGCACCGTGATACGTTATCATCTTAGGTGTGGTAGGATCGTAGATAGATAGACAGTGAACCGTCTTTAAGTCAGACAAGTTAGACCAGTCCTCTATCGCATTTGTTTCTATATCAAAGAATAGTGTTTTCATTTAGAATGGTTGGTTGTTATCTTCATGTTGTTTCCGTAGTTCTTGCCTGCTTTTTTCTAGCTTTTTCTGCCTCTTCCGCTCGTTGTTATAATCTTTTGCAATCTTTTTGTGCACCATCTTTTCAAGGTCGTAGCCTAGATCAAACACACCAGAGTCAGGCGTTAGAAATTTATGCAAACCTAAGCGTTCAAGTGAGTGATAGTCTACATTGTTATCTGAATAAGATGCTATATCTTTTAAATATTGAGCAGCTTGCAGGATTTTTATTACTTCTTTTGATTTTAGTTTTTTCTTTGTGTGATAATACATAATTTTTAGAATGGGTTGTTAGTTGTTGTATCTTCGAAGACGTTCTTATCTTCTGTGTACCTTCCGGTTTCTGTGTCGTAATTAAGTGTGGTGCAATGTCCCGTCTGTCCGCTAAACCGATTTTTTAAGACTCGCACTCGTGTTTCATTAGATGTAGTCTCAGCTTGTTGGTTTCGTTCCAGTCCGAGTACCATGTCCGACAGCTGTGCTATAGCCTGTGATCCGCGTAGATGGTGCAGACTTACTCGTCCTCCTTCTTCGTGACCACTGTCCACTCGCTTTAAGTGACTGACCAACACCATGCCACACCCTGTCTCTTCAACAAGACTACGTAGCTTGGTCATCGTGTTATCAATCAATCGTCGTTCGTCATCTCCTGCTATACCACTGACAACAATCGATAGGTGATCTAGGAATATCCATTTACAATCGAATCCTTTTATCAGGTATCGTATCTTACCCAGCAAGTTGTCACTGTCCATACTTCCGAAGTGATCGTAGGTGTAGAACTTTCCATTACCTACCGTCTCTTCAAACGCAGGACGCAATGCTTCCGTGTCTAGCTGTTCGTCTTCAAGGTGTAATGGTTTGTTCAGATGAATACCCATGATACCAAGAGCTGTACGCCTGACGGATTCCTCCAGTGCTATATAACCTACCGTCTCGCCAAGACTTAGCAGGTGATGAGCAACCTCACGACAGAACAGAGACTTTCCTATTCCACTACCCGCGCATACCGTAACTAATTCTCCTAGTCTCATGCCGTGGGTTAACTCATTTAAACTATAGTACGGATACGGCACTGCTTTATGTTCGTCAGTATTACTTACCAACTCCCACAAGTCCTTACCGTTTACGATTCCGTCAGGTCTGTACTCAACTGCTTCATACAAGCACGACACCAACTCCTTCGACTTGTACGCTGTGATCATATCAGACGGGTCTTTCAGTGGTAGCTCTGCGATGTGTGCTTTACCCGGTGTTAACAACGCTGCACATTCACTCGCTCCCTTACGACCCACGTCGTCCATGTCGAAACAGAAGATCACCTTGTCGAAAGACTCTAACCAATCGATAGCTTGTGCCACGTGTTTCTTTGCAGCACTTGCTCCGTTCGGTACACTCACGACTGGGTATCTGTTGTCCATTGCCTGACTGACTGACATTGCATCTATCTCTCCTTCAGTTACAACAACACGTCGTCCCTTCTCTTTCCATAGGTGCTGACCGTACAGACCAACCAACTCACCACGAACACTGAAGCTTTTGTTAGCGTACCTTACCTTCTGTGCCACAGGCTTACCGTCTCGTGTCTTATAGTTAGCTATCTGTACAGCCTCTCCTCCTATCTGTCCGACCCAGTATCCCCACTTACGGCACGTATCTTCTGTCAGGTTGCGTCTTGGTATAGCTTTGGGTTCGCCAGTAAGAAAGTCTCTCGGTGTTGGTTTGCTCACTCCTCCTCCTTGTCCACTATAATTTTGACACACGAAACAATAGGTGCTTCCGTCATCGTTGGTTGCTGCTCCGTCACTTGACCCACACTTGTCACAGGGTTGATGTGTTTGTGTGAAAGCCATGACTTTGGTATGATTTTATCTGCATATGTTATCCCTTTCTTTTCGCACCAACGAGCGTAAGTGGTGTCGCTTCCCTTTCGTATCTTGTTCGCAGCGTTCATAAACACCATTCGTATATCTAGGTGTGGATGTTGCTCACGTACTAACAGATGTTTAGTTCTGTCCTCGACCGTCCAAACTCCTTTTGCCTCGATGATAATTCCGTTAGGCAAGATGAAGTCTGGTGTGTAGGTTGATACTTTACGGTACTCTATCTTGAGTGTCTCGTATTCAAAATCGACACCACTACGCTGTAATTGGTTAGCTAATTTAGATTCGAAACCTGAACGATAACGGTTATTAGAAGTTCGCTGTGACTTCTGTCTCGCTCGTTTCTTCCGCATCGAATACTTGGTCTAGGGTTTCTCCTCCGTTAGCTACGAATCCTTCTTCACTTGTGAATCCGAATGCATCAGCTGCCATCGCACTCTGACCACCGTTAGCTAATTCAATAACTTGCACTGCTTGCAGTTCAAACGTTACACCAAAACCCATCAAGTCTGTGTACCAAAAGTTAGGACGTACAGCTACATTAACTTTACTACCGCCCCATACCTCTACATCTTTGGGCAATGGCTTACCAGCTGCATCAAACAAAGCTACGCTGAAGTTATAAACCGTACCGTCCATAGCTCTGTGTCCACCCTTCAGCTTTGTGCGTATCATTATCTCTTGGTCTGATTCCTTAATGGGCATATCAGCTTGCTTAAGTTTTTGACCGCCCTTTTCTTCTTGCATACTTTTCAACTCTTCCTCG